TCATCCTCGACCCGATCGACTACGCCGCGGCCGAGGATGCCGGCGAGATCATGGCGGTGGTTCACAGCCATCCACACACTGCACCGCAGCCCAGCCAGGCCGATCTGGTGGCGATCGAGCGCACCGACCTGCCCTGGTGGATCGTCAACCCCAAGACCGAGGCTTGGAGTTCCGAACTGCGCCCCTCCGGCTATCAAGCGCCCCTGATCGGCCGCGAATGGGTGTGGGGGCTCACCGACTGCTGGACGCTGGCGCGCGACTGGTACGCAGGGCACGGGCTGCAGCTGCCCGACTGGGAGCGGCCGCTGACGCCGGAAGCCTTTGAGGCCGAGCCGCTGTTCGATCAGTTCTGGCGCGATGCCGGATTCCGCGAGCTCGACGAAGACGATGAGACGCAACCGGGCGATGCGCTGCTGATGAGCATCAGCGGGCCAGGCCTAAACCATGTCGGCGTCTACATCGGCGACCAGCTGGTGCTCCATCACATCCGAGGCCGGCTCAGCAGCCGTGACCTCTACGGCGGCTGGCTGATGAAATGCACCGGGCGCAGGCTGCGCCATTACGATGCAGGGAGGCTAGGGCTGGCGTGATGTTGCGCACGATCCGCATCTACGGGCGCCTGGCAAAGTTCCTGAAGCGCCGGAAGTTTGAGGCTGAGGTGAGCAGCGCGGCTGAGGCTGTGCGCTTCCTGCTGACCAACTTCCCGCAGCTGGAGCAGCACATGGCCGACCAGCATTACCGGGTGAGCGTGGGCAGCTACGACCTGACCGTGGATGAGCTGCACGACCCGGCCGGCCAGCAGGAAATCAAGATCGTTCCCGTCGTCTCGGGCGCGGGCGCGGTGGGTCGGATCATTGCGGGCGTGGCGTTGCTTGCCATTGGCTTTCTGGTGCCCGGCATTGGCGCCTTGGGCGTCCAGGTGCTGCTCGGCGTGGGTGCCAGCCTGGTGCTGGGCGGCGTGGCGCAGCTGCTCACGCCCGTGCCGCGAACGGTGCCGCCAGGCTCCACCAGCGACACGGTGAAAGACCCTCGCAAGAGCTACAGCTTCTCAGGCATCCAGAACACCACCCGCCAGGGCCTGCCTGTGCCGATCGTCTACGGGGAGACCATGGTGGGCTCGGTGGTGATCTCGGCCGGCGTTGACACCGTGCAGGTGGCCGGATGAGCAGGATCGTCGGTGGTGGCGGTGGCGGTGGCGGCTGCTTCTTTGGGAACACGCTGGTGCGTGTTCCTGATGGACAGCGCCGCATTGATGAGCTGAATGCCGACGATCTGGTCATCAGCTTTGATGATTGCGGCGAGCTGCACCACGCCAGGATCCTGAAGGTGCATGTCCACGAAGGCGAGCGGCTATTCCGCTACCGCCTGTGGGGTGGTGCTGTGCTGGATGCAACGCCCAACCACTGGGTGCTGAACCAGTTCAACGCCTTCGTTGAGATCGGCAGCCTTGGCGCTGATGACTGCCTGGTGGATGAGAACGGCCACCTGCGGCCGATCGTGGACCGCACCGACTTTGGCTGCGGCACGGTCTACAACCTCACCGTGGAGGGCCACCACACCTTCATCGCAGGCGGCATCCGCGTTCACAACGCTGGACTAGGCCTCGGCATCGCTGGCGCAGGCGGTGGAGGTGGAGGTGGCGGCGGCAAAGGTGGCGGCGGCGGCGAAACCTACACGCCAACCGAGGCGGCCGACAGTCTCAACTCGACGCAATACGCCAACCTGGTTGATCTCATCAGCGAAGGTGAAATTCAGGGCCTGAAGGACGGCTTCAAGTCGATCTTCGTCAACAACACGCCGCTTCAGAACCCGGACGGCAGCTTCAACTTCCAGGACGTCAGCGTCTACACGCGCAACGGCACGCAGAACCAGAGCTACGTGCCGATTGCTGCCGACGTTGAGAATGAGGTTGGCGTCAACGTCACGGTGCAACAGGCCACGCCTGTAGTGCGCAGCATCACCGACACCACAGTCGACGCCGCGCGCGTGACGATCACCGTGCCAGCGCTGCAGCTGTTCACCGACAAGGGCGACATTGAGGGCACCGATGTGCGCCTGCAGATTGCCGTGCAGTACAACGGCGGCGGCTACGGCACCGTGATCGACGACACGATCGCTGGCCGCACGGGTGATCAGTATCAGCGCGACTACCTGGTGGGGCTTGCCGGCGCATTCCCGGTGAACATCCGGGTGACGCGGATAACGGCCGATAGCAACAGCGCAAAGCTGATCAACGCCTTTAGCTGGTCAAGCTTCACCGAGATCACATACGCAAAGCTGCGCTACCCCAACAGCGCCCTGGTGGCGATACGGGTGGCCGCCGAGCAGTTCAGCTCGATCCCGCCGCGAACCTACCTGGTGCGCGGCATCAAGGTTCGGATCCCGAACAACGCCACCGTTGACGACACCACCGGCCGGTTGATCTACTCCGGCATCTGGGGGGGCACGTTTGGCGCTGCGCAGTGGTGCTCAGACCCCGCGTGGATTCTCTGGGATCTGCTCACCTCCACCCGGTACGGCTTTGGCGATCACATCCAGGCCGCGCAGCTCGACAAGTGGGCGTTCTATGCCGCGAGCCAGTACGCCTCCGAGCTCGTGCCCAACGGCTTCGGCGGCACCGAGCCGCGCTTCTCGTGCAACGTCAACATTCAGACAGCCGAGGATGCCTACAAGCTCATCAACGATCTGTGCTCCACCTTCCGGGGGATGCCCAACTGGAGCACCGGCGCGCTGACCATCAGCCAGGACAAGCCGTCGGACCCGGCCTATCTGTTCACGCTGGCCAACGTCTCTGATGACGGGTTCAGCTACCAGGGCGGCAGCCTCAAGACCCGCCCGACCGTGGCGGTGGTCAGCTACCTCGACCTGAGCCTGCGCGACATTGCCTACGAGGTGGTCGAGGATCAGACCGCGATCGTCAAGTACGGCGTAGTCACCGCCGAGGTGTCGGCCTTCGCCTGCACCTCCCGCGGCCAAGCGTCACGCATCGGCGAATGGCTGCTCTACTCCGAGCAACACGAATCCGAGGTGGTGACGTTCACCGCTTCGATCGACGCCGGCATCCTGGTGCGCCCCGGCCAGGTGATCAACATCTCCGACCCGATGCGCGCCGGCGCCCGTCGTGGCGGACGGATTGCAACCGCAACCACCACCACGATCACGGTGGACAACGCCACCGACCTATCGCCATCAGGCGGCACGCTTTCGGTGATCCTGTCCGACGGCACAGTGCAGAGCCGCAATGTGGCCAGCATCGTCGGGACCACGGTCACGCTCACATCGGCGCTGCCGTCTGCTCCGAACGCGAACAGCATCTGGGTCTACGAGACCTCGAACATCCAGGCCTCGACCTGGCGGGTGCTCAGCGTCAGCGAGCAGGATCAGGCGCAGTACCAGATCACGGCGCTCGTCTACAACGCCTCGAAGTACGACTACATCGAGCGCGGCCGGCCGCTGGCGCAGCGCGCCACCACCGACCTTAACGTCATTCCCGAAGCACCCATCAACCTGCAGGCCGTTGAGGCGCTCTACGAGAGCAACGGCCGGGTGCTGTCCAAGTTGGTGGTGAGCTGGCAGCCGGTGGTCGGCGTCAACCAGTACCGCTATCGCTGGCGGCTGCAAAACGGCAACTGGTCAACGTCCACGCAGAAGCGGCCTGATTTCGAGATCTTCGACACCACGCCAGGCCGTTACGAGATCGAGGTCTACAGCGTCAACGCCGCGCTGCGCACATCGGTGCTGCCGGCCAATCTCACATTCAACGTGTTCGGCAAGACGGCACCGCCGGCTGATGTGACCGGCGTCTCGCTGGTGCCGATCGACCAAGCCAGCGCGATCATCAGCTGGACGGCAGCCACCGAGCTCGACGTGAAGATCGGCGGCAAGGTGCTGATCCGCCACACGCCGCTCCTGGTTGGCGCCATCTGGGAAGACAGCATTGAGATCGTGCCGGCCGCTTCCGGCAACCAGACGCAGAAGCAGGTGCCGCTCCTCGAGGGCACCTACCTGCTCAAATTCGAGGACGACGGCGGCCGCCGTTCGCCGAACGCCACGCTGATCGTGGCCGACCTGCCGACACCGCTGCCGCGCCTGCTGGTGCAGACTTACGCGGAAGATCAGGAGACGCCGCCGTTCTCGGGCAACGTCGTGGACATGTTCTACAACGAGGAGCTGGACGGCCTTGTGATCAGCACCGGCCCGCTTGTCGATGCCCTCGCCCCGCCTGGCGCAGGCAACGACAACCTGGCGCAGGAGGACGGCGATGCCCTGCTGCTTGAGGATGGCGACCAGATCCTTAACGAAGGTGAGGCCGGCAACTGGGACGGCCTGACCACGATCGACAGCCCGCTGCCACCGGAACAAGGCGAGTACGAGTTCGGCTCGACGCTCGACATGGGCGGCGTGTTCGACATCAACCTGCAGCGGCGCTTCCTGACCCGCTCAATCCTGCTGACTGGGCTCTGGGATGAAAAGGTCGAGATGATCGACAGCTGGTCCGAGATTGACGATGGCAACATCGACTCAGTGAACGCACGCCTCTACGTGCGCAGCACCATCGACAACCCGGCCGGCACCCCCACCTGGGGCACCTGGCGCGAGTTCGCCAACGCGATCGTGCGCGGCAGAGGCTTCCAGTTCAAGACGATTGCTACCAGCAACGACCCCAACGTCAACATCCTGATCGACGAGCTCGGCTGCGTGGTGGAGCTGCAGCAGCGCACCGAGCAGTCGGCCACGTTGACCAGTGGCGCCGGCACCTATTCGGTCACGTTCGCCGAGGCCTTCTACCAACCCCCTAGTATTGGAGTGACGGGTTACGACATGAGCACCGCTGACTACTTCACCATCGCTTCCGTGACGCGCACGGGATTACAGGTAACCTTTAGGAACAGTGGCGCCACGGCCGTGAGCCGCCAGTTCACCTACACTGCAATCGGCTACGGCAGGGAGATCATCTAATGGCCCAGCACGATTACAACATCGCCAACCAGTCCGGGCAAGCGTTCCGTGCTGACCTGAACAACGCCTTGGCGGCGATCGTCAGCGGCAACAGCGGCGCATCGGCCCCGAGCACGACCTTTGCCTACCAGTATTGGGTGGACACCAGCAGCAGCCCGGCAACGCTGAAGCAGCGCAACAGCGCCAACAACGCTTGGCTCACGATTGGCCAGCTGGATACGGCCAACCTTGGCCTGATACCGGCAGGCGTGGCAAGCATCGTCAACGCTGATGTCAATGCCAGCGCAGGCATCGTGGCCAGCAAGCTGTCGTTTACGCAAGCAGGCAGCGGTGCTGTTGCGCGGACGGTCGATAGCAAGTTGAAGGATGTGGTCCACGTCAAGGATCTTGGCTGCGTATGCAATGGAATCGCAGACGACGGTGCAACGCTCAACGCTGCGATCTACGCAAGGTATAGCGGCTTAGCAACCAGTCAAAGTCAGGAGTACGTTGAAATCCACGCAAGCCCAGGTGACGTTCTTAAGTTCGTCACTCCCGTCACTGTGCGCCAAAACCGGATTCGATTCATTGGCAATGGCGCCAAGATCGTTTGCACTGGGCAATATGCCTTTGATTTCACTCAGGACAGCAGCGGAAACATCAACGAAGACGGTGCGGTGATTGGGTGGAAGATCACAGGTGCAACCCTTATGGCTATTCGCGGACGAGCTTGTGCCTTTACCCGAATTGAAAACAACTGGTTCACTGGCAACAACGCTGCCATCGACCTTCAAGCTGTTGGTGCTGTCATTCGTGACAACTACATCCGAGATAACACGGGCGCAGGAATCACCCTGCAATCAGCTATCGTTGTAGGTGGCGGCAGATCGGAAAGTCAACGATGCGTTGTTGAACAGAATCGTGTTTATATCAACGGCGGCATCGGCATTTACTTGAAGGACGGCGGCGGTCACTATCTTGGCGGCAACGACCTTGAGGTAAACACTTCGGTTGAACTACTTGTCAGATCGTCCTTTGGCAATTACATATCTGGGCTGTACTCAGAGCCTGCCGCTGGCATCCCAATCATTCAAATTGACAACGGATCCATTGATGTCCCCGGTCGCACATCAGAAAGCAACCAGATTATTGGTGGCACGTTTGGCGGCGGCGCGCTCTTTGACATCAACATCAACGGTGGAAACGGCACAGTTGTGTCGGGCGTCCGATTCGGGACAGGCAACGTCAACATCTCTGCAGGTGTCAGCTCTACAGTTCTTCTGCCCTGTAATGGCATCGCTCCAACTGTCACGAACAATGGCAACGGCACGTTGGACATGACAACGCCGGGCAAGATCAAGATGTACGCATCAGCAACCAATCGTATTCTGGTTGACTCCACTGACGCAATTGGTGGCATCATTAGTGGGCCAGATAACCTATTGCATCTTGCCGGTATTAAAGGTATCAGTACATCGCAAACAAAGTCCAGGAATCTTTTTGGGTTTGTAGATATTGCTAACACTGCTACTTCTGCAAACGTCACCTTTGGAACGGCAGAACCAGATTCTTTATACGGTGTGACCTTTGGTGTGTGGCATGTAGCGGGAACACCGGCTAGCGGCTCTGAGGCTGTCTACATGACAGCACGAGCTACAGGTGGCTTCACAATCAACGTGCGGACTGCACCGGGTACTTCAAACACTGTTCGTGTCCACTGGATGCTCATGCGATAGCTGTTAACTGCTGACCCCTCACCTAAGGAACCGTGGCTGCGCGCAAGACAACCGACCTCACCGCTCTCACGGCTCCCGCCGCCAACACGCTTGTGGCGGCGGTGGATCTCACTGAGGCGCTGCCGTCCAACCAGAACAAGAAGCTCACGCTCAGCAATCTCACCCAAGGCCTGAGCGCAGCCACCACGGACGCCGCTGGCGTTGTGCGGCTGAGCACCAGCACGTCGAGCACCAGCACCAGTCTGGCGGCGACGTCGAGCGCGGCCAAGGCCGCCTACGACTTGGCGAATGGGCGCGGGCGAATCACGCTTGAAACGGCGAAAGCCAGTACCAGCGGTACCTCGATCGACTTCACCGGCATTCCGAGCTGGGCCAAGCGGATCACCGTGACGTTCAACGGGGTCAGCACCAACGGCACATCGCAGCCGATGATCCGGCTCGGCACGAGCGGCGGCGTGCAAACGACTGGCTACTCCGCCAACACCACCAGCATCACGACGGGAGCAGACGTCACGACCAACTACACAAACGGCTGGCAGCTCCACTCAAACCTGGCGGCCAACGTGTTCAGCGGCGCTTTGACGCTTGTGTTGCAGAATCCCGCTACCGGAGCGTGGGTCGGCACGGGGTTGTTCTCGGTCAACATTCCCAGCCTGGTCATCATGGCGGGGATTAAAACCCTCTCAAGCACACTGGACCGGGTGCGCATCACAACCGTCAACGGCACCGATACGTTCGATGCCGGCTCGATTAACATTCTCTACGAAGGCTGATGGCAGTCCGCGCAAAGGCCGGCCCGGCCCACCCAAGACCACATGAAGCGTGTGGGAAAGACTGAGAATCACTACTACCGGCGGGCTCTTGCCATCTTGGCCGGACGGCCTGATCAATTCGATCGTTACGATCGTTACGATGGAAGCGTCCTCGGATCAGCCGATGGAAGACGAACCTAAGACGGTCGGCGACGTGTTCGCTGCTTCCCTCCCGGCAGCACTCGGCGCCGGCATGTTTGCCATCGGCGCCCTGCTCATCTCCATGCAGGTGCAATTCGCGCGCGTTGAGGCCACCGTGCAGCAGATGGCTCGTACTGTTGAGGAGCTCAAGAACGACAGCAAGACCGAGCTCACCCAGCTCGATCAGCGCGTTCGTGCTCTTGAAATGGGCAAGTAACCTGGGGGCATCGTCATGGACATCATGAGCCCCGAAACCGCCGCGATCATCGCCATCGTCATCGCCGCCGGCAGCGAGCTGCTTGCCCTGAGCCCCCTCAAGGCGAACAGCTGGCTTCAGCTGCTGCTGCAGGCCGGCCGGCTGATGTTCCCCAAGCGCCGCTGAACAATGGCCAACGCCGCCCCGATCACGATGGAGGAGCTGTTCCGGTTCTACAAGGCGCTGCCGCATCAAGCCGCAGCCATCAGCCAGCTGGAGCAGGATCTGGCCGTCAACGGCTACGCCGCAGCCATGCGCCGCGATCGGGCATGGTTCAACACCTGGAGCCAAGACGGCAAGCAGGCGGACCTCAGCGCGGCGCTGGGCATGATCCAGCAGTTCGAGGGCTGCCACCTCGATGCCTATCCTGACCCGGCCAGCGGCGGCGATCCGTGGACGATCGGCTACGGCACCACCCGCTACGGCGACGGCCGGCCGGTCAAGCGCGGCGACAGAATCAACGCGGTCGAGGCCGACATGCTGCTGCGGCAGGAGGTGGACCGCATCGCTGACAAGCTGCGCGCCACCGTCCCGCACTGGGGTCAGATGGCAGACCACCAGAAGTGCGCGCTGATCAGCTTCGCCTACAACCTCGGCAGCGGGTTCTACGGCTCGCGCGGATTTGAGACAATCAGCAAGCGGCTCCGCGAGAAGGACTGGCCCGGCGTGCCTGATGCCCTGCTGCTCTACCGCAACCCTGGCACCAACGTGGAAGCCGGCCTGAAGCGGCGCCGCATCGCTGAGGGCGATCTGTGGGGCCGTGATCGGCAGACCACCGGCCCGATCGAGGCGATGTTCACGCCTGAGAGCCCGTTCAGCTACAAGATCACGCCGCACATCACCTACGGCGAGTTCGCGCTGAACCAGGAGGCGCGGCGCTTTGATCACCAGCATCAGTGCGACACAGCGCTCAAGCTGGCGCAGCTCCTCGAGGAGGCGCGTGCGCAGTTTGGTGGCAAGCCGGTGGCGATCACCTCGGGCTACAGGCCCGCAGCGATCAATCGTGCTGTTGGTGGCGCCAGCCAGTCCGAGCACCTCTACGACGCGCCGGGTGTCGGTGCGGTTGATTTCTACATCAACGGCGTGGACATCAACGCGGTGCAGGACTGGTGTGTCAGGCAGTGGCCCTATTCGCTGGGCTATGGCGCACCCAAGGGATTCGTCCACGTTGGCATCCGCCAGGGCAGTCCTAGGGTGCGTTGGATTTACTGACGACTGCGTGCCCCTTCCCGACTACGAGATCCACCACCTGTGCAAGAAGCACAGGTGGTGGTGCCGTTGCCCGAGGCCCTGCGCGGAGCTGCCGATGGCTGAAGTTCAAGCTCCGGGCCTGCACCTGCGCCACTGGCCGGCCTGGTTGGCGCCCAGCGCCGCGGCTGAGCTTAATGGCCTGGGTGTGTTGAC